CGATTGCACACCACCATGGCTGATGGGTGAAGCACCGCTGTCGTAGCGACCGAAGACGGGGCGAGCCCGGGACATCAGATCGAAGGTGATTTCGGTGAGCCCTTCAGCCGTTATGGACTCCTGGTAATTCATGATCGAGGCGTTGAAGCCTGTGAAGTCATAAACGTAGTTACCGGAGTACCCGTTAGCCTGGCCCATCTCTTTCAAGAACTCGATGTAGATCTCGTAGTCCTTGTTGTAGCGAGCACGTTGGATCAGGTCAAAGCCCTGGTCGTAGTTGCCACGGAACGTTGGGCAGTTCTGACCAGCAGGGATCTCAGCATCCTTCAGGAAGTAAGCGGTAACGCTTGCCTGCACTGATGAACCTGTGATCACACTGTCGCTCCAGCCGTCATCACCCAGTAGACGGAAGTCCTGGTTGTTGTCCTGGATCTGGAAGCTGGTCTGGGTAATACCTTGCAGTTCGACGTAGCTTGAGCCGGCGTCGAGGCTAGGAAGGGTGATAAGTCCTGCGCTATCACGGGTTGCGAAATAACGGCAGGGGGCTGTCAGGTCCACGGCACGGACGATGGTCCGGTGAGCCTTGTGGAATGAAAGCCCGATGGCATAGTCGGCCATGGTGTTGACTCCTTAGGGTATCGGGGGGTTCATTACGACTCCGCGGATGCGGGCCGTGAGGGCCTCAAATGTGGCCTCGGTCCGGGCCATGTACGTGACTTGGTCCCTGGGAAAGGCTCGGGCCAGTCGCCTGCTGACATCCAGCAGCGACGTGGTTATCCGGGTGCCTTCTTTGATTCCGTAATTAGTAAAGCGGACTGACCAGCTCTCGAAAGAGATGACGCCGCCTACGGAACCGGGGCTGGTGATCTCAGGAACGTCCTCGATCGTGCATTCGATACCGGAGATGTTCCAGTTTGAAGGCACCATCGATGCTCCAACGACATAGACCGCTGGAATACGGCTTTTGTCAGGCAGGCTGTAAAAGCCAGGCCACTCGGTGTACGGTTTGAGTGTGGTGCCATTAGCCTCGAATAGATCGAGGACGTGGCGCTCAAGCGTGCTCCGAAGAGCGGTAACCGGGGGGCAGGAGGTCGAGATCGTCATTGCTTCGCCTCCAGAGCGGCGCGAAGCAATTGGCCGAACTTGTCAGAAGCCTCCTCGAGGGGGACTTTTGTCCAGGGTCGGCCCGGGAAGCGCATACCGGAAATGGCAACGCCGCCCTCGTGGACTTGTTGTGCGTAATCAACGGGCCAGGTGAAGGTGACTGACCCGTCTGCATTTACTGCGCGTGATTGGCTCGCCCGGAGGCGGCCAGTGTCCACGACGTCGCGCACCTTAGGTGGTGTTGGGTAAGACCACTTCGTGGAGGAGATCTCCTCAGTGAAGCGCCCGTCCAACCACGTACCTAGTTGCTTCATGGCTTGGGCAGTGGCCATATTCAGCACGTTGCTGATTGACCGTTGAGAGCGAGCCATTACGCAGGACCTCCCACTACTCGGAATGTCCCTTCGATTTGTTGGCGAAGATCCCTTCGGAAATTCATGTCCAATGTTAAATCGAAGACCAGCTCGAATCGTCCTTGACACCCGTTGATTACACAGTTGGCTTGTGAGCCATTGGTAATACGTGCATCTAGGACTGCTGGACTGAGTAGGCGGCCTTTGCAGGAGTACGTTGTGTTATCAACACCGCTTTCGCCCTTCCACGCAGGAGCTTGGAGGGTTAGGGCGGCGAGATACTCAACAACCTCGGTGGTTTGAACCGCGTTACCTGTGGCAGGATCTGTAGTCGCGAAGCCAGTGCCTAGCTCAAATGCCAGCTGGGCGTTACCCCAAGGTGCATATTTAGCGACAAGGCCAGCAGAGATCGCCATGGTTTACAAGGCAAAACCGCTAAGGGGCAGACTGTTTCGTAGCCGCTGGTACTCCTGACCATAAAGGGATGAGTTGAGTTGTTCCCCATTTGGGGACCCAGTAATCATCCCGATTTGTTGGCCAATTTGCATGGTGCGGCTAGCCAGGATGTGTGCAGCCAGATAACTGACTGCATCAAATTGGGTAGTTCCCCAGCTGGTCGAGGGCGCGTAACGCTCGGCCTCAGTTAATGCTCTTGTAACCAGAGGCGTCGATTGCTCGCCGAACTCTGGAAACCGGAGTAAGAATTCGCTGATGCTGGGGACTGCCATCATCCGTTGCCTTCAGTGATCGCGGTTACCCGCTTGGCAATGGCGTTCTTCACCCGGATGCGGGAGTCTTTCGCATCCCACTGACGCAGCTGGTTCAGGTCGAAGCTGTCTTCAACCAAGCTCAGGGCCAGGTTGAGGGGCTGGTCAGCGATGGAATCGCTGGCTTCTTCTGTAACAGGCTTGATCAGAGTCGCTGCTTCGGTCTCGATGCGCATAGCACCTAGGGAGAGCAGGTTTTTGACCACGTCGTAGCCCTTGATTAGTTCCCAAACGTCCTCGGGGAAGTCACGGGTGACGCCCGCGAGGACTTGGATGTGATCGGTAAGGCCGCCGCCGTTAACGAACGAGAATCCGATGGTGCACTCCTTGTCCATCGGAGGGTTTTCCAGTTCTGGGCGGTAAACGATGATCATGGTCGGGTGAAGATAGTGGATTAACCCATTCTGAATGGGATGGAAAAGGCTAAGGGATTAAGCCTTTTCGAGCACCATGGCGCTCTTGGGGTAGTAGAGGGCCAGACCACCAATCCGGGCGTGGGCAGCCACCGAGAACTCGAGGGCTTGACGCACGGGAGGCAGGAACTCCAGGGGCTGTGGCACTTGGAGTTGCAGCTTGTCAGGGCTGCGGTCATAAACCAGGATCCGGTCCTTGGACAGGGCACCGCCGGACTTGCTGGCCTCAAGCTCGTTGATCGGCTCGATTGAGCTGATCATCGGGTTGGTGCGCAGGAAGAATTCCATCACCGTGGTGTCCGAGGTGGACGAACGGGGGGTGGTGGAAATGATGCGGTACACGGTGTAGGGAACCAGCATCGTGTTAGGCATCTCCTTCATGTTGGAGTTCTGAACCAGGCGGGTGGGTGCCTCGTTCAGAAGAGCCAGCATTTCGTCGGTGGTAACACCAGAGGTGTCGAACCACTTATCAGGCACGGTTTTGTCGACCTGATCGTTGTTGAAGAAGCCCTTCATGCCGGAACCGGCATCGCCGTAGAAAGCGATCTCTTGAACCTTCTCCTCATAGGCACGACGCACTGCGTTAGCGCGGCGTTGCTCCAGGTTCATGCCGGGCACCATGGCGGCGGCACGGGTTTCCTGGATGGTGTAGGCGAAGGAGGCACCCAAGGAACGGACCGGGTAGGTCACTTCCTTACGGAGCACGTCAGCGCGGGGCAGGTCAGATGCCTTGTCCCCGATCACTTTCATTGAGCCTTGCTTATCAAAGACTCGGAATGTGTAGGAGTCAGCGCCAGGATTGACTTCCGAGGAAATCGGGATCAGGGTGCTGTACTTGATGTCGGCGTACTCAACTTCAAAGGTGCGAGACAAGATTGTCTCGAGTTCCCTTGCGAGAAAAACGCCGACTTCGTCGTTACGGATTTCGTTAGTCATGGTGAGGAATCTCCGTCAAACGTCGGCGGTGTAGGTCTGACCAGGAATGTCGAGTTCAAGAAGAACCAGACCTCCGGCAGTGGTTTCCGACAACCAGCGAGCACCTGCGACCGCAACGGTCTTGGTAGCCACGGCAGTTTTGCCGAAACGACCCAGGAATGCTCCGGTGGTAGTGCCGGAGTAGTCAGCTTTGTAGAAGCGGACAGCGTCGCCGAGTGCAATTGCATCGACGGAGTACACCCACACAACGCCTTTGGAGACGACGTTGACGGTCTCCTTGTCCGGATAGCCCATACGGCCATCGGAGTAGTAAGGAGTCGGAACCGGGGTGTATGCAGAACCGAGGGTGGTGCCCTCAAGTACTTGCGAGTGGACAGTGATGCCCTGAATCAGGGTCGTGCCAGTCGCAGGCTCAACGGCGAGAGCGTCGTTGCTGGTAGGCGAGTTGTCCGTCATCACCAGGACCCCGAAGGGGATGGCGGCGCCGGACTGGTTGCGGAAGCTGCGGCAGACATAAGCCTGCAGATCAGCAATGCCGCCCTCGTGGCCAACTGCCTCGCGAAGCGGGTAGCTGCCTTGAGCACCAGTGGGGTTGGTGACAGTGGTAGCAGTGAAAGTTACGGCCATGGAAGGTACTCCTTACTTAGTGGCGGTTAGGGGACGCTTCCAGGCATCGGCCATCTTCGAGCGATAAACGTTCTCAGGGGTGGCGTTTGCGCTACCGGCGCCTTTCAGCGCTTGGCGTAGGCCAGCAGAGCTGTCCGAACGAGCGTCCTCGGCGTCCTCTTTGGTTTCGCCGTTCTCACCGGTTTCGTCCTCGGTGGATTCTTCACCCTCTTCATCG